TGTAAATTATCAGTCTGTAATATTAATGCCCCAGTACTATTTGTAAGGTATGAATTGCTTCCATCATGGTAGATTTTTAGATCTGAGCCAGCACCTAGTTGTAGTTGCTTATTATCATGTGGTATTACGAAATGACCGTTAAAATCAATCTTCGCTCTAGTAATAGTGCCGTCAAGATGTTCAGTCTTAAACTGTAAATCGCTATTAGCATCACTATTTCTTGTGACTGCTATTTCGCTAACAGCACCACCTTCTTTGAGGATAATTCTGCCAGGGGAACCAGTATCACCACCAACCCATAGCCTTGAATCAATCGACACTCCAAGCGAATACGTTTCTAATTTTTTAGACGCATCATGAAAAAGTTCTACGGCTCCGTCTTCATTACATCTAATATAACTTTCATCATTATCTTTATTCTTTATAAGAACAGTTGGCGAGCCTAATATGAGATTATTAGTTCCATCATGGTAAATTTGTAAGTCATCCGAAGCACCCGCAGTAAATTTCCCGTTATCTGGAACGTTAACTAATCCTGCACTATCAATTGTTAGTCGTGTTGTAACTGTAGATGCTCCGTCTGCTGTTGTACTAAATACCAAACGACCTGGCATATCATTTTCACCAGGTGTGCCATCTACTTCTGCTTTTATTTGAGCAGCTTGACTATTTCTATCAGTGCCGTCTGCTCCATAAAATCTTAATTCTCCTAATCCATCACCACTTTGAACAATAGTTGTACCGCCAACTGTAGCAGTTCTAGTCTTACCTAAAAGAATAACGGGTCCACCATTATTAGCAGAATTTCGAGTAACAGAAAAAGAAGCAGCCGAATCAACATCTTCTATAGATATTTTTGAACTAAAAGCCCCTGGAGCAGTACCACTAGAATGAGCTACAAGCAACCGACCTGAACTGTCAAATCTTGCAACTTCTGCTGATGAACGTGCGAATCGCACAGTTGTACCTCTAAACCCTATATCCTCCAGTCCTCCTGCATCGTCATAAGCAACTAAGGCAGGAACACTACCTAGTTCACCTTGATTAGGACTAAATCCAATATGCTTGTCTGTCGCTAATTTAACTGAAAAATTATAAGAACTAGATGCACCACCTACATCAATCCCTACGGGACAAGAGACTTTACCAGCACTAGATAAAGTCAATCCTTGTGTCCCACCAGCAGCTAAAGAAACTGTATTTGTACCGCCATAGATTCCTGAATCTGTATCACCAAAATGAATAGCAGGTGCAGAATTACTTCCAGCAGTCGCAGCTAATACTCCAGTTAACGTTCCACCAGCTTTTGCTAAATAGGTATTGTTTGATGTGGTTCGTTCTGCGTCAGTAACAGCCTTAACACCAGCAGGAGTAGTAACTCTTGCCGTATCTGTCCCTGTTGTAGTTTCAGCAGAGGTTGCTAATTCTGCAATACCTGCTGCTGTAGTTGAAGCTGCTGGAGTCGTAAGTGACCCAGGACCAGCCATTTTTACAATTGAATTATCACTAGCCCTCATATATATTCCGAGGCTATTAATGTTGGCATTTAATGCCAGTTCCCCTACAGCCGCTAAATGAGAAGTAGTTGGGACAGAATCCTGTACGACGCTGTTTTTCAGCGTGATCTTAATAGCCATAATCTCTAGTGCTTATACAAGCGATGGACACCTATATCCATAGGTGCTTCTAGGATACCAACTTTTCGTTAATACGTCCCACCTGCTATTTCAGAAACATTCTTCCACTGACCATCAGAAGCATATTCAAAAAACTGACCAGCAGTAGGAGAGTTAATCGTTACATCAGATAAATCATCTAAAGCAGAAACAGAACCAGGACCACTCAAAGTATCAATTCGATCCCAATCATTAAGGCCCATACATAAGGCCCAATCACCTGCATCAAAGGAAGTTGATGGTACAACGGCAGTTCCATTACCTGCTACAACACAAACGAAATAACAACCAGTGATTGAGGCTGTACCTGCTGGAATTGCATTTCCTGCTGTAAAACCTGCGCTCGTTCCAAAAGAAGTCAGGGTAACAATCAAGCCATTGCTGGCATTAAATGTTCCACAGAATCTCAAGTTCTCTTCTGCTAATCGACCAAATCCAACAGAGAACCAACTGTTACCGTTAAATATTCTTAATTGCCCTGTTGATTCTTGTAACCAATAAACACCAGTTGGTAGATCAGTAATTGCTGGTTGTGCTTCTTGAATAAATGAGATTGCATTATTGCCAACCTGATCCATCGTGATTGCATTATCTGCAATCCTTGCCGTTGCAAACTGACCTGTTGTTACTTTTGCAGCATCAAGATCAGGAATATCTGCTGCGTCTAGGTCTTCTCCATCAGTGACAATCCCTTGAGCATTAACAGTAACTTTTTCGTATGTACCAGCAGTAACTCCAGAATCAGCAAAGGATAAAACACCATTTCCGTCAACAGTTAAAGGAGCAGAAGCATTTGGAACGCTAATTGCTCCAATCGCTGATGTTGTAGCGGCTGGCAAATCATTAGCAATTAAGGCTGTAGTAGCAGTAATTAAACCTTGAGCGTTATAAGTAATACCAGATCGTGTCGCCGCAGTAACACTATTAGTAATTGATATTGCACCTAAGTTTGTAACTGATAAACCGCCTGCTGCTGGAACGGAAACTGCACCAATAGCAGAAGTTGTTGCCTCTGGCAAATCACTTGCGACTAAAGCAGTAGTTGCAGTAATTAATCCTTCGTTGTTATATGTGATACCACTTCGTGCTGACGCTCCACCACTTACTGCATTATTAATACCAAGATTATCTCCAGAGACATTTAACGAGCGATCAATATTTGATGTATTTAATTTGGCGGCTGTAATCGTTCCATCAGTTATTTTTGTTCCTGCAATACCAGTAGCAACCTTTGCATCTGTGACTGCTGACGTTGCTATAGCTGCTGTATCAACCGCATTATCAGCGAGTTCACTAGCTGCTATTGCATTTGCCGCAATCTGAGTAGCAGTAATTGTATCGTTAGCAATCTTGGCTGCTGTGATTGCTAGATTTGCAACCTTGGCTGTTGTTATATTTGCATCAATAATTGCTGCTGTATCGACAGAATTATTAGCTAGTTCACTTGAACCAATAGCATTTGCTATTATTTTATCCGATGTAATTGCATCAGTAGCAATTTGAGACGCAGTTATAGTTGTGTTTGCAATCTTCGCAGCCGTTACAGCGTTGTTCGCTAACTTTGCTGTTGAAACAGCTCCATCTGCTATCTCAGAGGAACTGATAGCATTGTCTGCTATTTGAGTTCCTGTTACAGATTGAGAAGTTAACTTCGCTCCAGGTATATCCCCATTACTTAAATTTAATTTTACATAAGTAACAGCATTATCAGCTAATTCTGAAACTGTAATTGTATTTGCAGCAATTTGAGTAGCAGTAATTGTATCGTCAGTGATCTTTGCAGCAGTAATAGCATTTGCTGCAATCGCTGCTGTGTCAACGGCATTATCAGCTAATTCTGTTGCAGTAACAGCATTCGTTGCTATCTGTGTTGCTGTTATTCCACCTGCTGCAATCTTCGCTCCAGGTATATCACCATCACTTAAACCTAACTTTACATAAGTGACACTAGCGTCTGTGATCTTTGCTGTTGTAACTGCATTAGCGGCAAGCTTTGCAGTCGTTACATTTGAATCAATAATCGCTGCTGTATCAACTGAGTCGTTTGCTAATTCACTCGAACCAACAGCGTTCGCAGCTATTTTTAATGATGTAATAGCGTCGTTTGCTATTTGAGAAGCAGTAATCGTTGTATTAGCAATCTTTGCTGCTGTTACTGCATTATCAGCAAGCGTGGCTGTAACAATTTGTCCTGCTGTTAATGGATAACTTAGTGCCGTAGCAGGAATTGTTGCTGCATCAATAACAGCAACTCCTCTTGTAACTAAATCTTTAACAGTAACCTTTTTAGTTTCACTTGCGCTGACATCTGCTAACGCTAATGGATCGGTTGCTGCAACACTTCCTGACGCAATACTTGGTAATTGCGTAATTTGTAGATCAGCCACAGCTACCTCGCATGATTAAAACCTTTAAAGACATTCTAAGAGGTTGGGTCTTCAAGTAAAATACCCAATCCATCCTCTTGCAATATCTTATCTGTATTTTCCTGAAGTAGATACGCTGGTGGTTGTCCAGTATGTAATGCAATATTGCCTGTCGTTACAAAATCAATTGTTGCTTCTACAAGTCCAGCCGCAGGGACACTAATAGCAACATTACTAACGAAGCATTCAGCTTCATACCAAACGCTTGTTTGTGTTTGAGCAGGATCGTGATAGATAAAAAATCTGCCTAAAAAATCTGCTCCTTGTTCAAGACGAACTGCTAACTGCGCTAAATAGACAGGAAATTCAGGTTCAAGAATAGCAATTGTATCTCCTTGAAAAACACGATGTTGCCAAATACATTGCATATTTCCTTGACCAGAAATCATTCCTCTTTCATATCTCTGTCTAAAATCCTCACCTAAACTATTAATATCAACGGTATCTCTTGTCGTTGTAATTTCAAATTCTTTAACTTTACCTAGCGTTCTATATCTCGTTCCTTGACTTTGAATTGTTATATCTTTAGCAGCAGAAGGAGTAACAAGGGATAAAGCAGTAGAAGAATCACCAGAAAGAGCGGGAGCAAAGCTGTTATATAACTTCAATCCACCAGCATCATCAATGTGAACGTACCAACGGCCATCTGGATGGTTATGGCCAGAAACTAATTCTAAATTTGAACCGTCTTTTGTTGCAATCTTTAATTGATCTCCTGTCAATATTGATCCACTCGCAAAATCAACACTAAATCTTTTCTTTGTTGTATTAACGTCAGCAGGATCTAAAGACGAATTAAAAGGACGACTATTACCTCTTCTAATCTCAATAAACCCTGTCGAACCAAAATAAATAGCCATTTAGAAGTCAAGTCCAGTAACAGCTCCATTGACTTCAAAACTAACATCAGCAGATAAAACTTCTCCTACAGAATTAGTCATTGAAAGACTTGTGATATAGGCATAAAAAGTAATTGAACGATCATTATTTCCGTCTAATACTTTTAGTTCAAACTTGACCGTACTTTTTGTTCCCCCACCTTGCTCTCCTCCACTTCCACTGTTAGCAGTAATTAAGTTAGATAATAATGTGCCTGTATCTGTTGTTCCTCCAACAGTTTCTTGATAGTAATAAAGACTGCAACTACCTGTAACACTTCTGATCCCAGGAATTAATGTCCGATCAGTATCTTCTAAAGAACTGGTTTCAAGAACAGCTTGATTGGCAGTAAAAGACCAAGAACGTACCTTTGCAACGGTACTATCGCCTACGATTAAACGTCCATCTTGACCTGAGTAAAAACCAGACATCTTCCTTAATAAAAAAACCTTTGCTTTATTCTAGTCCCCATCGAGACAAGCAACAAAAGAACAACTGACATTATTTATACCAGGTTGAACACTTGTTACGCTTGGAGGTGCAGAATATCTCCATCTTATTCCCTCACTATCTCCATATATTTCAGCTCTTAAGTCCTTATCTTCTACTCCTTGCATACCTCTTGTCGTTCCGAATACGACATTATCCCAATCACTATTAACGTTTTTGTAATTAGTTATAATGCTAAGAGCATCAGCATCAGAAATATTCGTAAAACCTAAAGTTAGGGTTGCATTAACGGCTTTGTTCCCGTAGCGAATAATAGTTTTTGATCCATTTTGAGATTCAAAAACAGATTGAGGATATTCTCCTGCCTTAAATGATCTGCTGCTAGGAGCAATATTTTTGGGAAATTTTACGTCAGCCATTAGCTCGCTTCGATTATAAAGTCATCTGATGTCCAGTCTAAAGTAGCCAACGTCCCAGTGCTTGTTAATGGCTCGAAACTTCCTGCTACTTCAACAAAGCCTTCTTCTGAGTAAGTAATACTTTCTACTTTATAAACACGGTCTGAAGCATTTGTTTGAGCAACTGTAAAAACACAGCCTCTAAACTTAGAAGCAGCTTTTCCATCTGTAATAGAAATATCAGTTGGGCCTTTCACTTCTTTATCCCCTGGCTTCCAATAGAAGATAGACGTTCCATTTGTAACAATGGATTGAGATTGAATTATACCGTTATCAGTGATAACACCATTAGAAAAACGACTGGTATGAGTAGCTTCTGAATAATACCTAAAATATTGTCCAGGTCTTAAGTGCATTGCTGCTTGTGGAGTTGTTTCAAACTTGATTCCATGATCTACTTTCTGCCTGACTCTTAAAGCAAACATTGCAAAATAAGTCGCATGAGATTGACTGGTACAAAAAACAGAGAGATCAAAGGTTTCTCTAGGATCTTTTTCTGAACCACCTTCTTCATCAACCAGTCTTGCTTCAATTACTCTCGTCTCAGGGAATCCGTTTGTTTCCCTTTCTTTTCTCCACAAAATCCTTGCTTGGAAAAGTTGCCTTTCTTCAGGAGACAAGAATGACACTTTTAAATTCTTTGTATTGCCATCAGTAAATAAAGCTTTTATTTCTGGTTTTGCATTATTCTTTATCACATAATTACTGTCATAAGGAACAGCAGGAACAAGAGAAAAACGACCTCCAATAATCGTGAAATCTAGGAAACAATAAGATGCCTGTTGATAAATAAATTCTCTTAAATTTTGGTTTTCAGTAATAACACCGTCCCAGTAAAAATCATTTGCTCTACAAAAACGTGCAGCAGTTGTCATTGCCTCTTTATCTACTGACACTTCACCAATAAGATCACCAGCACCAATAACAGGATCAGTTAATAACGCATAAGCAATATCTGGGAATAAATTTGTAGAGCGTTTATCATCGTGAATCAAAGACTCAACTTTTATACCTTTCTTTATGTAGGCAGATAATTGACTAAAAGAACTCCACTCCTTTGAGCTGTTGATCCTTACTCCTACCATTGCCAGCTTTGTGTAAGGTTGATCTGTGCCTTTTATCTGTTCATTTACATAAGTGATAGTGTGTTCTGGGCCATCCAAATGGCTGGTTCTTTCTGCATCAAAAGTAACGTAATCAGAAACAGCATCATAAGGATTTAAGTTTTGTCCCGCAGGCCAAGATGGTGTAATTAAATCTGCTGTGTCTGAAGTGATTGTAACCTTTACATTTGCATGAGGAATCTTAACTGTATTACCTGTTTTATAATTTTTACCTTTAGAAGCAATAGACCATTTATAACCAGTCTTTCCGTCTTTTGTATATTTTTCA